ACCTTCTATTAAGCAAATACGACCGGAACAGATATTGGTCTGAAATGGACAGAAGAGTCTGCAATGAGTATGAAAGAGTGAATAATATCCGTCAAGAGGCCACAAAATGACAGGTGAGACCACAATAAACATTGATTCAGCATGGGGAATGTTTCAGGTAGGGGACAGGCTTTCTTTAGCGGGTAGGTGGAAGAAATGGAAAGTTTCATCTATCGAGAGCCCTACATCACTCACAGTAATCCCGTTTAATATTATTGATTACGCACTTTATTACGCTAAATCAGCATTTAGATGGACATGGGAGGCTATAAGAATATGACAGGTGACAACTCAATGAACAACGAAAACACAAGGCTAACGAACAGCATTTGTGATACTATCCGAAAAGTAGCAAACACCCCATTTAGAGAAGAAAAGAAAAAAACGACAGGTGATATATTCAAAAAAGACCATTGGGACACTGCAACCCCCCTTTTAAGAAGGTTGATAGAGGTTAATTATAGGTGGAATATGCGATGGAAACCCTTTAAAGGCCGTTCACTACGGATTAATAAAGCCAAATGGATTGAAGGATACAAAGCCGGGGAAAGGATGCTTTGTGGAATAACTATAATCTGGGTGTAAAAATGACAGGTGAAGAAATGAAAATACTGAAAAACAAAGCAGATAGGGAAATGGAAACAGTTATTTATGGAGTTCCATTAACAGATAAATTATGGGTATTTGGAGACCAGACCACCCAGATATGGGATGAAAACGGCTATTCCTGCAAAACAAAGAAGGCTAAAGATGTACAAAGTAGGTGATATAGTAACCTTCCCTCAGATGAAGGATGACCCAGAGTGGGAGCGTGAAAGTAAAATGAAGTTCAGAATTAAAGCTATTAAGTCTAATGGAGATATTGACTTAGAGGAAGTAAAATGACAGGTGAAGAACTAAGAAAGCAGTACGAGCAAGAGACGGGAATTGGAGCCCATGATGAAGATGGGCTAATGCAATGCTATAATGATGGATACGTTGAATGGCTGGAAAAGAAACTAGCCCCAGTTGAAAAAAAAGGATGGCCCAACGGACCCCCAACAGATGAACAAATGTTATTTCAATTTAAACTTTCATGCAAAGAATTAGGGCTTGATTGGAAAAAATCACTTGAAAAAGGAAAGAAGATACGTTTATGAGAGGCAAAGCCAACCAAAGGAGTAATGAATTCCCTTGCTATAACCCTCTAAACTGCGTATACTTATAAACAGGATGATCAATGAGAGAAGAAATGCCAGTAAACTGTTTCAAATGTGGGGAGGAATCCACCTGGATTTACCAAGATGAGGTACAAGGCATTGTATTTGGTTATAATTTCTGCTATAGCTGTGACACTGTAGTAAACCAACCAAAAGAAGAACCTGAGCACATAGAGCTATGAAGAGAAGAGGTTTTTTAAAATTATTAGCTGGTGGAACAGCCCTTGCTTATGTAGCAGGAACCACCCCTATTCCCCTATTTGGGAACACAGACCTCTATATCAGACATATGGTTTACAATGATGTTGAACATGACACAACCTACCACAGACTAGACTGGTATAACGGAAAAAAACAATATGGAGTAGACTTTAAAGCAGCCGAAGAACTAACCCCGGAAGATATTGAACAGAAAATGGAACCCGCCTTAAGAGTACTTTTAGACCACGTAAAACACCATGAAGGTTCTATTTACAAATCAATACCCCTTAAAGCACCCAATAGTCAAGTGAAAATAGAGGGATTTAAAGTACCAGCTCACATAGAGGCTAAATACACATGAACAAAGATGAACTAATAGTCACCCAGGAACAGATAATAAAAAACCTTCAGAAGGAAATGGACTACCTAGAAGAAAGAATCAAAGAACTAGAAGCACAACAACTAGAAGCGGTAACCTCAAAAAACTAAATACTAAAATAGGTTTCTTTAGTTATGGCCAATACAACAGGTAAAAAGTTCGGTGGGAGGCAGAAAGGCTCCTTGAATAAGCAGACTAAAGAAATGCAAGCCTTAATGTTTGGCCCAAAAGGACCATTCAAAACCCTACTTAATAAAATGAACAGCAAAAAAAGCACGGAAGCGGAAAAGATTGATTGTGCCAAAGCCTTACTGAAGTTTACAAATAGTCCTATGCCTGTACAAATCGAGGCAGACGTAAACGCTAGTATGACTGTTACCCTAATACCTGGAGATGAGGACGTTTAAGCCAACCCCTAAACAGCTAGAAGCCCAAAAAATAGCTATAGGGCCAGCAAAACACATTCTATTTGAAGGGGGTTCACGTTCGGGCAAGACTTTTTGGCATTTAAGGAATATAGCTACTAGGGCAATTAAGGCTCCAGGTTCCAGGCATGCCATACTCAGATCCACATTTAAAGCTGTGAAAACCTCTGTAGTGCTGGACACATTCCCCAAAATGATGAAATTATGCTATCCAGGCGTTCAATATCACGTAAATAAGACTGATTGGTATGCTTCTTTTGTGAATGGTTCAGAGATTTGGTTTGGTGGACTCGATGATAAGGATAGGGTAGATAAGATACTTGGTAATGAATATGTGACTATTTACCTCAATGAGGCTAGTTTAATCTCATTCCCCTCAATGGAGACCGTTAAGACGCGTTTAGCTCAAAAGGTATACCAGAGTATTGATGGAAAGGAACGGTTATTAAAAGCCCGTATGTATTATGACTGCAACCCACCTAGTAAGGGTCATTGGTTGTATAAGATATTCCACAAAAAGCAGAATCCAGACAAGAAACAACTAAGAAAGCCTGAGAATTATGATAGAATCCTAATGAACCCATACGACAATAAGGATAATCTGAGTGAGGCTTATTTAGAGGAACTGGAGGAATTAAGCCCTAGAAGGCGAATGAGGTTCTTAGAGGGTAAGTATTCAGATGAGAACCCTAATCAATTGTTTAATGAGCTTAAAATAGAAGAGAATAGGGTTTTAGATGGTAGTAACCTGCCCGATATGATAAGAATAGTGGTAGCTGTAGACCCTAGTGGTAGCGCAGATGAGGAAAACGCTGCTAATGATGAGATAGGCATAGGTGTGGCGGGATTGGGAACTGATGGGAATGCTTATGTTTTAGAGGATTGCACCGTAAAAGCTGGCCCTGATACATGGGGACGAATAGCTACAGACGCTTATGACCGGCATATGGCTGATTGCGTAGTGGGTGAGTCTAACTTTGGTGGGGATATGGTGAGATTTGTTATTCAGACAGCTAAACCCAATGTTCCGTATAAAGCGGTGCATGCATCAAGGGGAAAGGCGGTGAGAGCTGAGCCTATTAGTGCCCTTAATGACCAGGATAGGATTAAGTATGTGGGTTATTTTGATAAATTAGAGGATGAATTATCAGGATTTAGCACTATTGGGTATTTAGGAGAGGGTTCGCCGAATAGGGCTGATTGGTTTGTATGGGCAATTACTGAGTTATTTCCTGGAGTAGTGAAACCACCAAAGAAGAAAAAACGAGTGTTCCACCAACCCCCAGCCAGTGCATTTGGATGAATTGTCTTAGCCCGTATTTTTTTGATAGAATGGCCACTTTATTTGTGGTATACTAGTTTATATTAATTTCATTTCCCCTTAGTTAGTTAGATTTTTATATTAGAACCTGAGTAAGTTACTGCTCCCCGCCTTAGTGCGCACCCACTTTATTCCTCACAGGAGTGTGCATGGCTAAGAAAAAAGACGATGAGATACTAAAACTAGCCTTAGAGAGATTTGAAGAGATAGAGAGTTATGAGGGTGAGCAGCGTGAAAAGATGCGGCTTGATAAACTCTTTGGACTAGGTGACCAGTGGGATCCTAACGACAGGAAGAGCAGGGAAGATGGGGGTAGATTCTGCTTAACGGTACAGCGCAGCAATCAATTCACAGACCATATAAAAAACCAGAATCGACAGATAGCCCCATCGATAAAGATTTCCCCCACAGATGACGGTGACAATGAGAAAGTGGCAGAGCGTAGACAGGGGCTCATAAGACATATCCAGTATGACAGTAAGTCAGTCATGGCCCGGAATCAGGCTTTTGACGATGCTGTGGATATGGGTAGAGGGCATTATATAGTCAAGACTGAGTGGGACGGGCCAGAGAGTATAGATAAGAAAATAATCGTTGAGCCTATCCAAGACCCATTCACAGTGTATATGGATATAAACAGGGAGAAACCTGATTATTCAGATTGTAAGTTTGGATTCATCGTCAATACCCAGAGAAGGAAAGAATTTAGGGAAGAATACCCAGATGCAGTCAGTTCAACCTGGACCGGCCATTCCAGCCATAAATGGAGTACTGTAGATAGGGTGACATGGGCTGAGTATTACTGTTTAAAAATTGTTAAACGGACTTTATTAGCTATCAAGGGATACGGTGAAGACGGAGAAGAGGACGTCAAGCTGGTCTATAAAGATGAATTGAAACGGGAATTGCACCCACATGAAGAGATAGTTAAGAAGCGTGAAGTAGAAGATGCAGAATGGTGGTGGTATAAAATCACCTCTCAGGAAATACTTGATAGAGAGAAGCTACCATTTAAATTTATCCCCATTATAACGAATATCGGCAAGGAAACTACTGTAGACGGTCAATTGATTCTTAAGGGATTACTTAGAGATATTCGTGATCCTCTTACGCTGTATAATTGGGTGGCAAGCACTGAGGGCGAAATTATAGCCAAGGCCACAGCAGTTCAATGGCTTTTTGCAGAAGGGCAAGACGAAGGTTATGAAGATATGTGGGCACGATCTAACGTGTCAAATGACTATGGCTTGATGTACAAACCAACTTCTTTTGAGGGTCAATTAGTCCCTCCACCCCAGAAAATACAATTCGCTGGAGTACCACAAGGCTTAGTCAATCAACGTCATGAGATAATTGAAGATTGTAAGGCTATCACAGGAATCTATGATGCCAGTATTGGCAACCGCTCAAATGAGACTTCAGGTGTGGCGATTAGGGCTAGGCAGGCACAAGGGGAGAACGCCAATTATCATTATACTCAGAATTCTATTTATGGGGTAACCCATGAGGGCAGGGTAATAAATTCAGCCTTACCTACTGTATACGACACTCCAAGAACTTTAACAATTATGGGTGAAGATGATAATGAGGATGTACTCAGGATACTCCAAGACCCTGAAGACCCTGGACTAGGAACGGGCTCTTTTAATGTCACTGTATCTGAGGGGCCAAATTCTGACACTGCCAGACAAGAGCAGGCCGCTGGAATGATGGAATTAATCTCCAGTGTACCATTAGTGCAGAATGTAGCCGCTGACCTTGTAGTGAGGACACAGGATTGGAAGGGTAAAGACCCATTAGCTGATAGATTGAAATTCGCAGTAGAGCAGCAATTCCCAGGTATAACGACACAAGTAGAGGCCGATGGGGAGAATGATGAAATAGTAGTATTACAACAGCAACTCCAGCAAGCACAACAGCAAATGCAGCAGATGGGGCAGCAAGCGCAGCAACTCCAAGAGGCGCTACAGAAATCAAATGCAGATAAAAACGCCGCTGATAAGGGTAAAGTTCAGAATGATATGGAAGAACTAAAACAAGGCTGGGAGAAACTCAAGATTGAGAAGGGTAAGATTGAGGGCGAACTAGCACTTAAGAGGCAAGAGCTTGAATTAACCGGGAAGATTAAAGACTTAGAGGTGAGCTCTAATGTTGAGATAAGCAGCGAAAAGAATAAAACTGAGCTTATCAAGACAGAGATGGGCAAGCAACAGCAGCCAGAGTTAAAGCCAGAACCCCCCAAAGAGAAATCTGAAAAGCCCCCAGCAATCAATATCTATAACGGTGGTACAAAAGTGTCAACGGTAAAGAAGACTAGTGACAATTCTTATGAAGTAGTAACAAAGACAGGTGATAAATGAGTCCAAGTGATAGTGTTCAACATTGGCAGATAGCTGCATGGACTGCGGGTTCAATATTTGGAGGGTTGACGTTCATAGTTATGTTGATATTTGGATTCTCTAAGATGAACAAGAATCCTCCATTAAACTCAAATAATAATGGCTTCTCTGAATTAGCACGTACTATGAATGAATTTGCCCTTAATCAGACAGAGTATATGGCTACAATGAAGGGGTATTCAAGGGATATGAAGGGCATACTGGTTTCACTTGATACTAAACAGGGTGAAACGAAAGACCACGTGAAAGAGATTATTCATATTCAGCAAAACACTCACAAGCGCATAGGCGAGATTGAATCAACACTAGATATTTTTGAGAAGGTTATTACAGCAGATACTTTTAAAGGATCTGTTTTGGCAGCGTTTAAAGAATATAACATAGCAAAGGGATAAATTATGGCAACATATACAGAATTATTTGAATTACGGCAGGATGCTGGATTATTAAACAAGATAACCACGGCAATAGCGATCAAATCAAAAAATGTTATTGACGGAGCAGGCACAGCAGGCCAGAAAGATTGGGCAAGGGAGGCTATTAATAACCCAAGTGGAGTGTCAGAAAAGGTGATCTGGTTCATGCTTGTGGCTAACAAGGATAATAGCATTGCTCAAATACAAGGCGCTAATGATTCAGCAGTGCAGGCAAATACAGATGTGGCAATTGACGATTTAATATCAGGATTGGTGTAAAATGGCAAATGAAGTATTACAAAAAAACGGGACCGCTGTGGTATTCGCCGATACTACCGATTACTCTAGTACGGTATCAAGTCTAACCAGAACTGACCAGATTGATTTAACCAGTGTGGCAAGCGCAGCAGCAAGGCAAAGTGCCCAAGCTGATTTTGGGGCAACCAGAGCCAGACAATACAAGGTTATGGTAGGTATTGAATATGCTGTAGCACCGGCGTCTGGGGTGGTATGTGATTTTTATCTAGCCCCATCACCGTCAATTACAGCAGCAAATGCCAATCCTGGTGGGGTAAGTGGTAGTGATGCCGCCTACACTGGAACCGCTGGGGATTCACTGGCTGATTCTCTTAAACAGCTCGATTATATTGGGAGCCTTGTATTGACCGCTGATGCAACTACTACCGTCCAATATGGTAGTATTGGCATGGTCTCGGATACCACTAGATATAATTCTATAGTGGTGGTGAATAACGGTGGCCAAGCACTAGTGTCTGATGCTGTTGAAATGTATGTGGCTTTCGTTCCTGTTATTGATGAGGTTCAATGACCACTTATAAGCCCATTAACCCTTCGATTGATTCTAGAAATAACATCTCTAAGGGGCTTATTCTTGACTTGCCTATGGGTGAGCAATCATTTTCCGGCCCAGTTAAGGACGTTACTAACCGGAAATATGACGGTGTTATCAATGGAACCCTTACCTCTACAAATGGATTATTTGGTAAATGCTATGATTACCCTAATGCTCTTACTGATTATATTGAGATAGATTCTAGATTTGAGCTGGATTTCAGTAATCCATGGACTGTATCAATTTGGATGCATGCAGATTCGTTTGGCGGTGGTGGCTTTGCTACCCCATGGCAGTTTAAAACTAGCAGTTCAGTAGGGTTTATACTTTTTATCAATGATAATAATGTGGGGTATAAGAGTGTTTCATTTGGTAGTGCATCGGTATTTCCTAACCTCCAGACCGTAACGGCTATCACCTCTACGATTCAAAATGTATGGTCAAATATTGTATTAACTTATAATGGGGGTACGGCGTCTTCAGCTTCTAGTTATGAGTTGTTTGTTAATGCTGTTTCAAGACCTACACAAGTAGCGGGAGCTTTTGGGGCAGTCTCTCAGACTAACTGGATAGGCCGGGGTGATTCTGCAAGCACTTATTTTGATGGGAAAATTGACAGCTTATTTGCGTGGAATAGAGCGCTTAGGGAAGAGGAGATTGTAGAGATTTATGAAAATCCTCATGCAGTAAATAGGCCACGTAGACCGGTAATTTCTAGAGTTCCAGTGGTTGGAGGTAGTTTTGCACCATATTATTATACTAAACTTTTAGCAGGTACTTAAAATGCAAAAAAATGTAGCGAGTCAGAAAATAAGGGTGTTTGCCTTTAATGAAACAGATAATACAGCAGTAACAGGAGACGCTGCCAATATTACTATAAAAGTATCTAATGACTGGGCAGCTTTGGCAGCTTTAACTGATGTTAATCCGACAGAAACAGAGGATGGATATTATGTTTTTGATGCGACTCAAGCGGAGACTAATTACGATAATATTGATGTTTATCCAGAATCAAGCACGGCAAATATTCAAGTAATTGGAGTACCTGGGACTATCGTAACCGTACCGGCTAATCATGCTAGCATGGGAATTGAATCTGATGGGGATATAACGAAAGTTAACCTTTGTGCAAATACCACATTAGTGGATACTACTACCACAAATACAGATATGGCTGGAACAGATAACGCTTTATTAGCCAGTTCAGCCCCTACTAACTTTGGGGATATGTCAATAGAAGTAACTACAGGTATTGTGTCAGCGGATATGCAAGAGATTAATTCAGTGGCAGCTAGCGCGGTCAACCTGGAACAAGGGGCATTTGCGCTTGTGAGGGGTCAGGCGGTAACTGGAACGCTGACTACCACGACTTTCACGACTAACCTGACAGAAGCTACAGATGATCACTACAATGGTCGTGTAGTTACTTTCACTAGTGGAGTATTGAACGGTCAAAGTACAGATATTACAGACTACACTGGAAGTTCTAAGCTAATCACGGTAACAGCCATGACAGAGGCCCCAAGCAATACGGACACCTTTGTTATAAGTTAATATGGCTACCACTCGCCACGGTCAAAAGGGCATAGGTGTAAGACCCTATGCTGGTTTTTCTCCAAAGACCCCGGCACTTCCTAAAGGTACTGGTCAGTTTACCAGACTCCTTTCAATTGGCATAGGTGGCAGGCGCAGACTAGCAAGCAGCAAGGGTATAGGCCCATTTACTCGTTTAACCTCAATGGGTATAAATGGGCGTAGAGTTGAGTTTGTAGCCAAAAAACCAGCAGGAGGGGGTAAGGGAGAAGGGCAATTCACTCGGCTGCTTACTTATGCAATTGGTGGTAAAAGGGTTGTTTTTGTAGCTAAATCCCCAGCAGATACAGACTCTACTTTGGGGGGAGCCCCTAAATACACTGATGAGCAGCTCAAGGCAATGGATGATTTCGGGCGTATTCAGATGGGCCTACCCACTAAGGAGCAGGAAGAAAGTCAGGAAATTAGTGAAGAAATCATTATACCCGATATACCGGAAATATCTATATTACCAGATAAGGAGATAACACTTGATTTACCTGAAAGTGAGTTAGTACAATTAAGTCAGGTTAGACAGGAGAGTTTTGAGCCTACACTACAAGAGAAAATCAGCGAAGAAGATGACATAGGCTTGATATTAGCAATAATAACTGCACATGAAAACTAGGAGATGAGATGGGAGAAGAAGAGAAGGTAGAGGAACAGGCAGAGATACAGCCTGAAGAAAAGGTAGAGGAAAAGCCAGCAGAAGAGAAAGCGCAGGAGAAGGAAAAAGCAAAAAGGCGTCTCAGTGACAGGAACAAGGAATTAACCTGGAAGCTAAGAGAGACGGAGCGCCAATTAGAAGCGGAGAAAGCAGCTAAGAAAGAGGTTGAAGATAGAAGCAAGCTGCAAACCGCACCTAAAGAAGAAGATTTTGATACATTTGAATCTTATAAGGCTCAACAGACTAAATGGGATACCCAGAAAGAAGCTGAGATAGAAGAGCGGGTCACACTGAAAGTACAGACCCAATTTGCAGAGAAACAGACTCAACTTGAATTACAGAAGAATCAGGAAGCATATAATACCCAAAGAACGGAATTAGCAAAAGAAGATCCTAAAATGGGAGAATATGAATTAGTAGTCACAAGGGCTATGAATGATTATGGAGTACCTGAATTACAAAATATGATTTTAAACGCTAAAGAATATGGGCCAAAGATGGTAAAACATCTAGGCACCCATCCCGATGCCTTGCTAGATATAGCACTGGCAACGCCACAAGAAAGGTTTTTCCAAATGGGAAAGCTACAAGCAAAACTGGAAGCTAAGCCAGTTAAAAAAATTAGCTCCGCACCAGACCCCGTACGTTCGGGAAAGGCAAGCGCACAAGTACAAGCAAATCCAGCTAATGAGACTCAAGCAGAGTACAATAGACGGATGAATTTTGGAACATAACGCGACCTTATAGGGCTAAATAGCTCTATACCCGTCTTCGGACGCTCCTAATCGCTTCACATTAATAGCATAGGAGAAACTATGGCTAATACTAATCTAGTCAATGACTTGGTTATGAAAGAGGGTGTTCGTACCTTCCGGAATAACACAGTCTTTGCAAACTCAATCAAACGGGAATATGATTCCAGTTATGTTACTATGGGTGCTAAGCCCGGCGACACGATTCGAATTCAGAAACCACAATTGTTTTCAAGTCGAAGCAGTAAATCAATAAACACTCAGGACGTTACACAGACTAATGTGTCTCTGCCTGTAGCTACTATTGCGGGTATTGATATTAAATACTCAAGTGCTGAACTGACTCAGGACAATGTAGACCGTTTTAATCAGAACAAGGTACAGCCAGCAATGGCCACCCTGGCAGCAACGGTAGACAGTGGAATGCTTTCAACAGTAGTGAATCAGGTCGCAAGAGCGGTCACTCTCCCAGTTACAAGCCTGGATAGAGCTGATATTCTTCGGGCTGGCGTAAAACTGGATAACGGCATTGCTCCCAGAGATGGAAAGCGAACAGTCATACTTCCCCCACAGGGAATGATGGATGTAACCAATGATATGAGCGGTCTGTTTAACGCAGCTCCAAACGTATCTCAACAGTATAAAGATGGTATCGTTTCTATGCCCTCTGTCGGATTTAACTTCGGCATGACACAGAATCTACCTACCCATACTACTGGTGGTTATAACACGAGTTATGACGTTGCTGCTGTTCCTGCAAATGGAGCTACCACTCTAGATATTGATACCGGTACAGGAACTATCGCTGTCGGTGATATTTTCACAATCGATTCAGTATTTGAAGTCAACGAGCTCACTAAAGCGTCAACAGGTGTCTTGAAGCAGTTTGTATGTACTGATGGCTCTGCCGGTGGTACTGACACTATTTCAATTTCTCCTGCAATTTACTACAGTGGCCCTCTACAGAATGTAGATTCTGCCCCTGCCGATGCAGATGATTTAGTGTTCCTTGGAACCGCTTCAACCGCATATCCTCAGTCTCTCGCCTTTCATCCCGATGCTTTCTGCGCCGGTTTCGCTGACTTGGAAATTCCAAGAGGTGCAACTTGGGGTTCAAGAGTAGTTGAGGATGGCATTTCAATGAGAATGGTTGAATGGTACGACGGTAACAACGATGACTCATATCTGAGGTTTGATGTTGTTTACGGAGTTACCACAGTAATTGACCAGTATGCATGCCGAATTTACGGCTTCTAACCAATAACTTAAAGGAGGTCATAAAATGGCTACAAACGCAGCAGGAGTAAAAGAACTTTCAGATGAGGGGCCAAGCGGTACACGTTTAGGTACTGCCTCAACCGATCTGATTAGTTTCTTGGGGGCGACCC